TACACAAACCTATGTGTTTAAGATCATCTCAGAGCATGCGTACATGTCCCAGATCAAAACAATTAGTAAACCATTTGATAACGTAACAGGACAGTTGATACAAAACATATGTACAGATGAATTACATATAGATCCATTAGAGTTATCCATTAGTACTGAGACCAAACAAACCATTAAAGGTGTATACCCACGTATGAGACCAATGTATCTTATTAACTGGTTAACACGTAGATCATATGATAATAACACACCGTTTTTCTTTTATGAGACACTTGGGGATGGAATACACTTTAAATCGTATGAATCTATGGTTACCCAGCCTGAATATCGTGTGTATACCCATAGCCCATTTCAAACCACGAACGTAGGGTCGCGTGAACATGTCGAGGGATTACAACAAAAGATACTTAAGTTATCAACCAATCTTAATATGTCGAAGTACTCAGATGTCGCAGCGGGTGCTTACTCTTCTACTCTACATACATTAGATATCGCTACGAAGAAGTATAAGAAACAAACATATGAGTATGGTAAGGAGCTGAAGTTAAACAAGGATGGGTTGATTCCTACTGGGCTGAAGTTTAATGATAGAACAATCCAGGCCCATAGCGAATCGACTAACTTTTATGTGAGTTTGAATAGCTCATCTGCTGGCGGTGGGTCTAACTACCATGCACCAAGTGACTCTGAAATACTTAATGCAAATGCATACATAGAGAATATGGATGGCACGGTATTAACCATTGATATATACGGTGACTTTAAACTGTCTGTCGGTATGGTGATTAACTGTCGTATTATAAAAGCTGTGGAAGGACCGAATGAAAAGCGTGGTCAAGACTTGTATCTCTCTGGTAAGTATATTGTTGCCTCTATAGATCATAGATTTGCCGATGAGTATATCATGCAGGTGTTATTAAAGAAAGACTCCTATATAGAATCATTAGATAAACGGATAGCTAACTCATGAGAAAACGAAAGCAGCCAGACTATATTACTATGCGCGTAGAACAATTAAAAGAAGACATGGAGAAAGCCTCTGATCCATATGATAAGCAATGGTATAATCGTATCATTCAGGAATTATGTTGGGCACAAATGACAGAAAAAAAAATCCCCGGGAAAAATTGCTATATGGAGGCCTCGCAGTAAATGAAGAATTTTGATCAGTTTATAGGTAGTCAGTTTACCTGGTTTATAGGTGAGGTGCTTGACGTATCCGATCCTCTCTTATCCAATAGAGTGAAGGTCATGCCATATGGTTTCTATGATGAGACCATACCCAAGGAGAAGCTGAACTGGTCGACGGTCATGATGCCAAATACCTCCTCTTCCTTTAAAGGGTTCGGCTCGAATCATGAACTGATGGTTGGCTCGTGGGTTGTCGGGTTCTTTCGCGACGGTCCCTCTGCGCAGGACGCAATCATACTGGGTTCGATCGCATCCTCTACTGATGGCACGATAGACATCCCGGTTGAGGCGCAACTGAATCCTCCTACCAACAAGGTTCATAAAACCGAAGCTGGCCATATTATAGAGATCGACAACACTGCCGGTGCCGAACGTGTCCATATTAAGCATACGTCCGGGAGCTTCCTGAAAATGGATGCCGATGGTACGATTACAATGTCGTCCTCTAACCAGACTGTGAATATCGTCGGTAACACTTCGATCACTGGTACATTGAATGTCTCGAGTACGACTCACTCTGTTGGTGATATATCGACTGATGCAGGTAATGCACCGACGCTGGCAACACACAAACACGTTGAGGTTCCTGGAACTGGTGGAGCCAGCTCGCCAAATCCAACTAAACAATTAACGTCTGTCGCAGACGAATCAACCGGATTATAGGTATAAATAGATACATGTCTACACAAATATTATCAGATAGGTCAGTCATAGGGAGCACGAAGAAGGCTTCAACGTCGTCACGTACCAAGCAATGGACAGATCTTGATTTAAACTTGACACTCCATCCAATACGAAAAGATATCGTCATGTTAAAAGATGATCAGGCAATTAAGTATGCAGTACGTAATTTGCTCTTGACTAACTTTTATGAGAGACCATTTAATCATGGTGCCGGTGCTAATATGAGAGCCCTACTGTTTGAACCGGCTGACGAGATTACAAAGTCAACTCTCCGCAAGAATATATCAAGGTGCCTTGGTGCACTAGAACAAAGAGTTGAAGTGATATTCATAAATATAGTAGATGAGGCTGACGCTAACTCATATAGAATTTTAGTAAAATTTAGAATAAAAGAATTCGATACTCAATCAGAAGTAGAGATCGTATTACGACGATTAAGGTAATAAACTATGGCAACTAATTTAAATGTAACAGAACTTGATTTCGATCAAATTAAAAAGAATCTTAAGAACTACCTTAAGACTCAGACTGCTTTTAGTAGTCATGACTTTGAAGGATCTGGTTTGTCTTCACTCTTAGATGTATTAGCATATAATACACACTACAATGCTATGGCCGCACACTTTGCGTTAAACGAAGCATTCTTAGATTCTGCACAGATACGTGGTAACATCGTTACCCGTGCCAAGTTACTGGGTTACATCCCACGATCAGTCTTAGCACCTCGAGCTACTATCACTATTACAGTTGATGTCTCAGGAGAATCCGGAACTATACCATCTACATTGACTCTGCCTCGAGGTACTAAGTTGACGACGAATGTCGATGGAAGAAATTATAGATACGTTGTATTGAATGAACAGTCTGCAGTACTTAGTGGTACTACGTTTACATTCTCTAACGTGACTATAGTTGAAGGCACACGTAAGAAACTATTATACAGGGTTGACAATCATATTGAAAATCAGAAGTATCAAATATCAGATGATGATGCTGATACATCTACACTCAGAGTATTAATTCAGGCGAATGAGTTATCTACTTCGTTCGATAACTATACTAAGTTTGAATCTCTTATTAATGTCAATTCATCAAGCCGAGTATTTTATCTTCAAGAAAATTCAAACGAATATTACGAAGTATACTTTGGTGATGGAGTCACAGGTAAAAAGCCTCTAAACAATAACATCGTAACACTTGATTATATCTTTACAAATGGTGGTGATTCGAATGGAGCCAACGTCTTTACTATGGTTGATAACATTGGCGGATATGCGACTAATACTGTTACGACATTAGCAAAAGCTGATGGTGGTACTGAAAGAGAAACAAGTGAGTCAATACGATTTAATGCTCCTCTTACTTTTACTTCACAGAATAGAGCAGTAACATCTGACGACTATAGAGCAATCATTCAGAAAGAATTTACAAATATTAATTCCATCTCAACATGGGGTGGTGAAGATAACGATCCACCAGATTATGGTTCTATCTACATCGCTATTAAGCCTCTTGTAAATGAGACTCTTACCGTAAATGAAAAGACAGAAATTACAAACACAATCCTAAAAGGAAAGAGTGTAGTATCGATCACTCCAGTGATTGTAGATCCTAACTTTACATATTTAGAATTAGATGTAGGATTTAAATATAATCCAAACTTAACTGATAGATCTGCTGTTGAATTAACATCGGTCGTGAGAGACACAGTGACAGATTATAACTTTAACGAATTGAATAAGTTTGACGGAGTGTTTAGACATTCACAAATACTTAAAGCAATTGATAACGCAGATCCTTCTATTCAGAATAGTAGTGTACGACCTTACATGTTTATGACCATCACTCCTAGGAAGGCAAGTGACACATTAGATAATAACTTTAGCTTACAGTTTACTGCACCTTTCTTTAGTTCAGGGGCTTCTACTAACTTTATTATATCGTCAACACTATGGAAGCTTAACGGTGATGAAGTATACTTCGGTGATATTCCAATCAGCGGAACTACTAACAGACAAGTTATTGCTTATAAGGTAGTTGATGGTGTTAATGTTACAGTGATTAATAATGCCGGATTAATTAATACAACTGCTGGTACAATCACGTTAAACAACTTTAAGCCTGACGACGATTCTGCAAATACAATTAGAATCACAGTAGTGCCTAATTCATTAGACCTTGCTCCTAAGAGAGATCAGTTAATTGCAATTGATCCATTAAGAGTTATTATTACTCCAAGTGTAGATACGATTTCTGTATCTGGTTCTTCGGGTACAATCGATTACACAACGACCTCAAGGCTGAGATAAAATGGCTGGGACATTTAAATCTAATAATACGCTTTTTTCTTCATCAGTAACCTCACCAGGATACATTGAATCTATCGCGTCTTCAAAGTCTAAGACAAAAGAAAATCTTAGAACTGAAGAATTAGTACCAGCTGAAATCTTAGAGAATTCAGCTGGCCTACAATTATTATTAGAAGCGTATTATACGTATATGAACTTGGAAGAGTTTATATATCAAGAAACTGCAACCTATCAAGATATTGTTTTAGGGGGCAAAGCAGTATTTAGAGTGAATGATCCAAAGAATGAAAATGATCATTTCTTTACGGATGACGATGGAGCAAACTCGACACTTACTTTAACTTCAAGTGACGGTACTGTAAGTACATTTACTTTAAATGCTGGTAATGTTAATATAACGAATGGTAATAATTTACCAGGATCGTTAGCACTATCAACATCTGATATAGGTAAGACTCTAACTGTAATTGAACTTACTAATTACAATACGCAAACAGCTACTCTCACTACGCCCATAAAATATTGGGCGGGCCCTGGCGCATCCTATGCACTCAACACAATTGAAGAGTCATTGGATATTGATAAAACAGCTTCGCAGTATCTTGAGTTAATTCAAAAAGAGATTGCGGCTGTTATCCCACGTTCTATTCAGGTAAATAAAAGAAACCTGTATAAAGCTATTACCGATTATTATAAAATTCGTGGTTCATCAGATTCTATTGAAGTGTTCTTTAGACTTTTGTTTGATGACGAAGTTGAAGTTGCATATCCATGGAATGAAACGCTTATACCATCTTCAGGTAACTGGGATGTTAATGCGGCTCTACCTAAAGGTGGTATTTACTTAGACAAAAAAGGTTTCCTATCTGATACAATTAAAATACAAGATAGTTTAAGATACCAAAAGTTTTCATATCTTATACGTACTGGCCAGAACTCATCTTCATGGGATTTCTTCTATAATAGGTTGGTGCATCCAGCTGGGTTTAAATACTTCGCTGAAATTCTTATTCAACTTTTTGCGACAAGAGATGAATTAGGTGACGATCAAAAAATACTAAGAGCTTTAAATCACGTAGGTGGTCCTAAGCATGGTCAACCGACTGGTGAGAGCTATCTTGGTTATGGTAGAACAAACAGATTTACTTTATCGTCAATGCCGGATCTACAGCCTGGCGTTATTGGTCTTGAAGACATACCATTAATTGTAGATCTATTCGCATCGACATTCTTACCGTTTACAACAGTTGATATTCATAAATCTGGAAGGTTATCTTTAACTGTACCTCAAAGTGGTGGAACTGCTGGAACTGTTACTGCAGTCGAAATTGCTGATGCTGGTTTTGGTTATTCATCAGCTCCTACTATCGTAGTGAATGGTGTAGCTTTATCTGGTCAGTCAATTACTCAAGCTACAGTAACATGTACTATAGATGCTGACGGTAAAATTAATGGAGCTACAGTAACTTCAGCTGGTGCAAATTATTCTTCTGCGTTTGCTAACGTAGCAGGTAATCCAAACTTATCTAAGATTGCTAACATAAGTGTTATACCAAATACCACTAAGACATATACTACTCCGCCTCAAATATTATTTGATGCACCAACTTCAGTTGATTCTTTAGGTACACCTTTAAGCACCAACATTACTGCAACAGGTAAATACGTATTACAGGCTACTACGGTTTCTAATATAGAAATAGTATCTCGTGGATCCGGTTATTCTTCTCAACCCGCAGTTGTTATATCCGGAGGAAATGGAAGTGGTGCTACTGCAGAAGCTTACATTGAAAATGGAGCTATCTCTCATATTGCAGTCATTAACCCTGGATCAGGTTATACCGAAGTTCCTACTATTGCAATTGTAGGTAACGCTACTGCGGTCGCACAGTTAAATCCAACTGAGATTGCATCCGCGGCAATCGTAAATGCTGGATTTGGATATGTAATAACTCCAAAGGTTTATATTGCATCAAGAGCTAAGAACGAAGACCGAGTTAAGTATGACAAGATAACTCGTGTATTAGAATTGAATCATACCGCAGTAGATCCACAATTTAATAAGACTGTAAATCCGGTTCAAGCTAACGGATCTGTAAGAGCTAGGAAATTATACAATGGAGCTCCATTACAAATAGGCGCGTTATCCGCAGGTGCCGATTGGACAGTAACAGAATCTACTCCTGTGTCCGATAAAAAAATGGGTGGTTACGAAGTAACAGTAGTCCCAGCAGGATACAGAACCATAGAGTCTAATGACTATTATAGCCAGAAGACAAACATTTTACTTAATCATATGCTTTACGATTTTAATGACACTTTAGAGTCATTAGGCTCGGTAGAACTACAAAGTACTTCGATAAGTGATATAAATAAATATAACGTGAATTCTTTTATTCATAACAATTAATAGGAAATAAAAATGACGGCAATAGTAACCTCTAAATTCAGAACGTTGAATGCAGAAAATTTCAAAGACGATATAGCATCAGCAGCTACAAGTGTATATGTAGCGATTGGTAAATCTGACGTATGGTCTCTTGCAACTTCTGATACAACTGACACAACTCCATTCACCCCATACGATACGATAGACGATTTAGTCGAAGCTCGTGAAAACACTTTCGCGATGAAGCTATTAGCTTCAGCTGACTCATCGCATGTTGTCCCAAGACATACCTGGACGACTGGTACAAGTTATGTCGAGTGGGATTCAAATGATCCGGATATGTTTGATAAAGCTTTTTACGTTATCACTTCAGAGTTTAAAGTATATAAAGTAATATACTCTCCTGGAACTGGGTCGACTCAAGAGCCAACTCAGACATTAACAGATCCTACAGCAGAGTCTGATAGTTATATTTGGAAATACATGTACACAGTGGCCGTCGCTGATGCAGAGAAATTCCTTACAACTTCGTACATGCCTGTTAAAACAGTTTCTACTGGTTCTAGTGCAATTGTTGCTGCTGGTATTTCCTCAAGCTCAACAGTTGTTCTTAAAAGTGTCAATGAATCGAAACTATTCATTGGTATGAGAGTATCAGGAACTGGTATTTCTGGTACACCAGTCGTTAATACAATCAATGGAACTACTCTTACTCTAAGTACTACTGTTGGTGGATCGGCCTCAGCACAGACAATATCTGCTGATACTACTTTAACCTTTTCTTGGCCTAACAATGCTGCAGCTGAAGCAGTATTATCTGAAGCTGACTATGCACAGTATTTAAACCAGTTAGCTTCTACTAATTCGGCTACTGCTGCTGGAATAGAAAGAATAGAAATAACGGCTGCTGGAACCAGCTATGAGACGGCTCCTACAGTTATTATTACTGGAGCAGGTACTGGTGCTACTGCAACTGCAACAGTTTCTGGCGGTGTCGTAACAGCGATTACTGTTACTGCTAAGGGTACTGATTATTCTACAGCACATATTGTAATAAGCGGCGGGGGTGGTAGTGATGCTACTGCTCGAGCAGTCCTTTCACCAGAAAATGGTCACGGTGTTGATCCTGTTAAAGAGCTCGGTGGTTTCTTTGCTGCGGTTAACACATTACTAGATGGAGCAGGTGGTGGTGACTTGACAGTTGGTAATGACTTTAGACAAATTACTTTACTTAAAAATCCAGCAAATTTTGGAACTTCTACAATCTCTACGTCTACTACTTTGAAAGCTACTAGTGCGCTGAGCTTCTTATCTAAAACTGGTACGTTTGTTGTTGATGAATTAATTACTCAGGGAAGTGGAGCAACTTTAGCACAAGCATTTGTTGTTGAGGTCGATGCCGGAACTGGTTATGTATACTATAATCAAAATTCTAAAACCGGTTATGGCAACTTTATTCATACGGGTGGTACAGTAACTGGTGCAACATCTGGAGCTGTTGGTACACCTAAGAGTGCTGCGAATACGTTCTTGATTAATCCTGAAGTTGATATTCATAGTGGCGATATTATATTCCTAGAGAATAGAAACCCTATTGACAGAACAGCATCACAGATAGAAGACATAAAAATTATTATCGAATTCTAATATAAATATTAGTTAAAAGAGAGAACATATGACAACGACATCAATAAAAACATATTCCGAAGCACCGTACTACGATGATTTTGATGAAACAAAAAATTATCATAGGGTGTTATATAGACCTGGCTATGCAGTGCAAGCTAGAGAACTTACACAAATGCAAAGTGCGTTACAGGCACAGATTGATAGACACGGTCAATACGCTTTTAAAGATGGTTCACGAGTTGTCAATGGAGAAGTTTCTCTTAATACTGAATACGATTATTTAAAAGTCGAAGCGGCCTTTACGTATGGTAGCACAGCTTACACAAGTACAAGCTTATCATCATTCGAAGGTACTATTATTACTGGAACTGCTAACTCTGGAAACCAAGTATCAGCAATAGTTTTAAAAGCAGTTGTAGCAGCTTCAGTTGATGACGATGGTGATTCAACTACTGCAGCTGAAAATCATCCTGACACTTTATATGTTAAATACCTGAAATCTGGTGGAGCAAATAAAACAGTAGAAAAGTTTGTTGTCGGTGAAACCTTTATTTCTAACGGTAGCCCCGTAAAATACGGCATGGTTGGTGGTGGAACAGACACTGATGGAGCTGGTTTAGATTCTACAATAACAAATGCTATCGGGATCGGATCTTCAGTATCTATATCTGAGGGTGTATACTTTATATCTGGATGCTTTACGTACGTGGCACCATCTACATTAATTCTTAGAAAGTATGATAACAATCCTTCTGCAATTATTGGACTTCAAGTCGCTGAAACTATAGTGACCTCTGCAACTGACGGATCACTTGTAGATAATGCTCAAGGTGTTCCCAATACATCTGCGCCTGGTGCGAATAGATACCAAGTAGCTACAACCCTAATTAAACAATCAATTGATCCAGCTAAGAGAAATATTAATAGTTACATCACTTTGCTTAGAGTTGAAAACGGCAAAATCAGTGTTGACAAAACAGACAAAACTGCAGATACTGGTTTAACGCTACGTTTAGCACAAAGAACCCATGACGAGTCTGGTAACTATGTGGTTAAACCTTTCGAATTAGAAATACTAGAACACTTAAATGATGGAGCTGGGAACTTTGGTAAGTACCTTGCAGGTGACGGCGGTGATGCAGATAAGATCGCCCTTGGTATTGAACCATCTACAGCTTATGTTCAAGGATACAGAAATCATAAAGTAGGTACTACATATATTAATGTCGATAAGCCTAGAACTGGTTCTACTGGATATATTAATAATTCAAACACTCAAATTAATGTGGGCAACTACGTTAAGCTAACAACTACTACTGTTAACGGTGTTCCAGATCTCGAGAACTTCGCTACTATTAACTTATTAAATTCTAGTAGCACAACTATTGGTACTGCTAGAGTAAGAGGCATGGAAGTATTTGCAACCCCTGCTCACACTAGATTATATTTATTTGATATAACTATGGGAGCTGGGAATTCATTTAGTACTGTTGCTAAGGTTGCACAATCAACATATTCTTTTGCTGCTGACTTACAAACTGTCGGAACAAGATTCGATGTAGGTAATAATACTTCTATCTTTAAATTGCCAGCGACTGCTATAAAAGATATGGGATCTCCGTTAGATACGAGTTACTACATTAAAAGAATAGGCACGTTTACTACAAGCGGTGGCTCATTAACTGTAACAACATCGACTGGCACATTCGAAGATGTGAACGATATCATTATTGCTCCAGCTAGTGCAGCAATTAAAGTTCTACAAAGCGGTAATATAACAAGCGGTGGTAATGCTACTCAAAGTATTACATACAATTCTACGGCTATTGGTATAGCTGACGGTGTTGCATGTAAAGTTATATTTACTATTAAAAAGACTATTGCACAAAAAAATAAAACTATAGCACATAACCCGGTAACTAAGGTAATAAATGTTACTAATGGTTCCGCTGCTTCTTATGAC